TTGCTGTCCTCAATCACTATGTTCTTAATGTGAGGATACTCTTCTGAGATTTTACGTAGACCTCTTGTTATTTTTGGTGCATCATCAACTTCTATGTAGTTGTTTTTCTCTGTGTTGTACAGCTTGTCTGCACCTTTGAACGGAAGTTCTTTTTTCGCTACGTTAATAATGTACGTTTCTTTTGGGTCCAAATGCTTGATAGAGGTAGACTTACCTGTACCTGTAGGACCCACAATTCCAATGAGTTTACTTGACATTGTGCTTTAATTTAGTTTGTGATTTAATGTCTGTAAAGATAAGAAATCTATGTTAATTAAGCAAATTTTATCTTGCTTTTATCAAAGAATTCTAGAGCTTTTTTTAGCCAACTTGCTTCTACATCTTCTGTAGAACACACAATGTATATTTGGGCTTTCTTGTCTGGATTATCATATTCCATAGCCATACATCTGTTAATCTTTTGTGCTAGGTTTTCACCATTGCTATCAAAATAGTTGATAATCACACGGTTGAGTGGTTTGTACGTAACACCTGTGTTACCTATCTTCACCACAGCCAAATGATTACCTTCTCCTGATGCAAAGTTATCAAATATATCCTTCTCTGTCTTTTTACTGTGATAGGAAGGAATGCCTAGCTCATCAGCTATCTTAGTGACACCACAGAACACTAGTACGCGTTCCTCTTTATGTTTCTTAAGTAGCTCTCTAGTCTTGTTTAGCTTTGCAATGCTGTTCTGAATAATGCGCATCCTTGCGAGTCTCAAGAACATGGTGGATTTACCTTCCCTCTCCAAGCTGTTAATCACCCAACCATAAGCTTCAAACTGAGCTTTCTCTGTTCTCTTCTTACCTTTGTAGTCATTCACACGCTTGTTATCTAGAGGAACCTTTACCACCGTGATTTCATAGTCCACAATAACACCTTCCTTAATAGCCTGTTCAATTGTGTATGTAGCTACAACACACAAGTCTAGATGCTCACAGAGTGTTTTCTCTGTCCAACTAGACAATGTGCCTGTTAGTCCTAACACAACATCATTGTTCTTAATGAGGTCTTTGGTTGCAAACAATTGATTATCAGATAGTAGATGTATCTCATCAATTATCACCATATCATATGCTTCTTCTGCATACTTATGTAACGATAAGTGAGTGGTGTATGTAATGAAGCTACTAAGATAACCACGTGCTTCAAAGTCTGTTTGCCATGATTCCTTGATTTTATTGTCTGGATAGGCAATAAGTATGCTTTTAGGCTTCAGCTTTTCTAAAATGTTGATGGTGGTATATATTTTACCAAACCTGGGACACAGGTTGAGAATACCAAACTTACCAGCATTTATCCAAGCATCAGCAAATTCCTGCTGTCGTTTATCTCTTAATGTCATAGTAGTTTTATAATATGTCCATGCTTATCTAATAGCTCAACCACTTCATACTTTGCGTCCAATTCCTCTATTATACCATCTAGTATATCACGAGGATTGCGCCACATAGCTAGAAATGTAAGCATCTCTTGAGCAGACATGAGCCTGCCGTGTTTAGCAGGATCATGTCTTTCTCTGTACCTATCATATATCAGTATAGTAGGATTGTTCTTCCTTATCGTTAGATAATCGTTTCTTGTCATGAGATAGAATTGCTACGCTCCAGAAAAGCCATTCTACATTGACCACTGTGTATGGATCAAGGACATCAGGACTTCTCAAGATTGATATTGTGGGTAATAATATAATCTGCCAAAAGGGTTCTTTTCTACTGGGAACAGTTGAAAATAGTTTTACATTCATAATTAGGGGTTTAAAAAGTAGGTTTTGTTTATAACTGATTCATAATCAGCATCTGTCATGTCTTTACGCTTCTTCAGTTCTTTGAACATACCAATCTGGCCCATAAAGCCTAAACCAATACGCACATCATCTTCTCCATAGCTATTCTTAATTAGCCTAAGGTTTCTGAAATACTTGGCTCCAAATTCATCCTTTAGCTTATCAAGAGCATAACCACTAGGGTCAGCCACCTTGTAACGCATAGGATCAAATAGAGCTAATACAACATCAGCATCGTTCTGGGTTTGTGAACTCTCTGCAAAGTCTTCTAGCTGAGGTTCAACATCACCATTCTTTATCCTGATAGGATTGCTAATGTCACGGTTGAACTGACTCACAACAACAGGCGTATACCCATAAAAGTCACGAGCATATCTGAGCTCATCTGACATTTTATCAATAGCCTGCTTCTTGGTAGTCTGGTCCTTTGTGGTCTTCAATAGACCAATGTGATCAATAATAACAATGGTTATCTCATTATCATTGTTAGGGAAATAGCGCTTGTTAAATTCATCCACTTGTTCAATGCGCCCATTTTGCAAAGCGTGCGCCTTTAATTCTTTGGCTACACCCACAGCATTCTCTGGACCATCGATAATAGTGATGACATCATTCATCTGATTCATGTAATCCTCATACATCAAGAACAGATCGTGCTCATCTTTGGTCATCTTCTCATTCCAACCAAGTAACTTGCTAACAGGAACAATCATAGCATGATCTAGAAAGATTTTTCTAGAGACCCATTTAGCTAGTTTGTATGTACGAGAGCGCTCCATTGAACGATATATGATGCGTAGCTTGATATTTGGAGCTTTCTGCATGATATACCAGTCAAAAGGATTCAAAACAAATGCATCATCTATGAAGGATGTCTTACCAGAACCTGTTAAGCCACCCACAAGAAAGTACATGCTCTTACGGATACCAATGTACCTATTAAGTCTATCAAAACCCATAGGTATCCCATTATTCCTCCCTGTCAAGCCAAGCTCAACCTCGTGTTTTAATAGTTCAAAGCTCATAGGTTATTTGTTTTGGTTATAGGTTTGGTTGTAGTATTCTTCAAATCCTTCATATTCTGCCCAAAAATTAGCACTATCTACATCACTTGCTGTTTTTATTATTTGCTCTTTTTCTTTTTCAAGTAATTTTATTGCCTTATCTCTAATAACAAAATTGCTAAGATAATGTCTTGTATTAATCAACTCAATTAATTCTTGCATTGCTGTTTTCATAATGCTTCTATTTCTTTTTTAACTTCTTGCCAATACTCCACTTGGCTATCACCAATGCACCACTTTAGAGCGGCTAATATTTCATCTACTGCTATTAATGCAGCTGCTTTAGCAATTTCTTTCACCTCATCCATAGGTAACTTATGACCTATTTTACTGAGGATAGTGAGTGAGTGTAAGCTAACTAAATGTTTTGCTTTCTCTTGTTGTGTCATATGTCAGTTCCTCCAACGGGTTTATCAGTTTCTTCAACTTTACCACCCTCTTTAATTAGTTCAATAAATGGCTCAAAGCTTCGTTGATTCAAATAGGTGAAACTATTCTGCATGAAGCTAAGTCTGTTTGTACCAGTTTTAACAGAGTTCTCTTTCTTCTGAAGGACATCAAACTCCAGCGCTTCTATTAGTTGAGCTGCTGTATATTCTCCCTCAAGAAGAATCTTATCAAACTTGAGTCTGCACTCATCTTTGTTCTGTCTAAGACCTCTGTTTCCTGTAAACTTTTTACCCTTATGGGCAAATGTATCAGTGCCTGGATATGCTTTCCACCACTCTTCAAACTCTGTAGTGGCAGGCTTACGCTTAACAATCTTTGTTTCTTCTTTACTTTCTATAAACTTGAGGAGCTCTTTTCCTTCCGTCGTTATCTTCTCATCACTAGTGGATATGAGTCCCTTTCTAATTAAAGTTTGATAGAGCGCAGCAATCTTCATGCTTCTTTCGCAGAGAGGCTGAACATCCATCTGCAGCTCTATCAACTTTAGAAGATAAATAACGTCCAAGGAATAGCTCTTCTTAATGAGCTCTTCAAAATGGTAGGGCGTTATCTTTAAGTTCATCTGGTTGGGGGTGTTTTGTCTGATAAATCACTGTAATCCGTGCAGGAAGTCTATTCTCTTCCTCTATAATTTCCTGCATGATATCTTCCTGTGTTCTAATTAGGTCAGCCTGCAAATATACGGATTCTTTCAGGTATTCCCGCTCAAAATCTTCAGAAAAATTAGCAACTTGCCCATCCATAAAATTCCCATTCGCCTTCTTGTTCATTTGATGATTTTTTGTATGTGATTTTTGCCACTAACTTGTTACCTTTATCAAGGCACTTTTCCATCACAATGTTTGTGGTGCGTTGGTGTTTTTCGGTGTAATCTCTTGCTTTCTTAACAGCTTCACCTTTCGTAGTGCATGAAGCAATCATTTGATCTTCACTGTTGTACACTACATATTTAAGTATCCATTTCTTGGTGCCAGGTGTTACAATATGATCCACCTGTGTCTTAATCTTGTTAGTATTAAGCTTTGGTTCTCTGATACATATGCATTCAGCACCTTGATGTTTAGTGAGCTCGTCTAAGCGCTTCTCTATGAAGTTATACTTAGGAAGGCCACTTGACATATACTTTTTAGTAGCGTCTCTAAATCCTGGTGTAGCATTAATGGCACCACTATATCCTTGTTGATGTCCATACTCATCATCAGCATCTTCTACTGCTCTTCTATATGCTTCTTCTGCAGATCTTCCTCTGCTTCTCACTGTAAATGATTGTGCTCCCATAAATTGTTGATTTTAAAATGTTTCATTTGGGTAATGATCAT